TAGTTCCGGTGCAGGCACCCGCCCCGCTCCACCTCTCTGAAGCCTGCCCCGTCCCGGATCCTGACCAGCCCTTTCCTTGGATCCATGTCGATCAGATCCCGAAGCTCGTTCATGTTCTTAAACCGGTTCTCTATCACCTTAAATACATCGATCTTAGGTTTCTTATCCTTGATCTTTATCTTAACCCTTCCGCTCATGATCACCTCCCCGTGCTTCCGAATCCACCATCGCCTCTATCGGTATATCCGAGGTCATCCAACGACTTCACCTGATCCCATACGATACGTTCCCTCCTACGGATAAGCAATTGAGCTACCTTGTCCCCAACCGAATAAGAAGGATCATCATAACAATCCACACGTCTACATACTACCATAATCTCGCCTCTATATCCTTCGTCAATGGTTCCCGGGGCGTTTTGGATAACAGACTTTGTTTTGGTGATGCTACTACGAGGGCGTATTTCCATCTCATAATCCTCCGGCAATGCTACATGTACACCGGTATGATATATGGTCCTGCCTCCGTCAAGTTCTACATCCTTGACGAACAGATCCATGCAAGCGTCCTCCTTATGGGCGTACTTAGGCAATATCGCTCCTTCTTCCAGCCATATCTTGACCTTACAAGTATCTATATCTTCAAGTAATGATTCTACCTCATTATAACTCATTGGTTGTTCTGACGCCAATGAAATGGCTCTTGCCAATAAATCTTTAATCTTACTCATTTTATCTTGTTTTTAAATTCCTTCCCTTTCGGACATTGTAATTTACATTCCTCGCCACAAGCGGAACAGTTGGGTCTCATTCCGGGCACCCCTCTTCCCCCGTACGGCCAGTAGGCATAATCGCAGACGCTCCAGAACGCCTCCATCGCCCTGATCTTGGCATCGACGGTTATCTTCTCCTTCACCTTTTTCATGCTCTTCCTGAACTCATCTTTCATATCCTTCCCTTCTATCTGTCTGGCTTTACGTCTCTCGTTCCACCAATTGTAGTAGAATTTGTCCGCCATCTTATAAGCTTCGGGGTCAAATTTATCACGATGCAGGATAGGTGCGTCCTTGATCTTTCTCAAATTCCTGCCACAAACATAAGCGAGTCCTGCGTACGGAGGTATGTCCTTAGGATCAACCAACCCATCAGGAACGCAGTAGTAGAAGTAGTTGGGGCGGCCGTACCTGACCCAGTCCCCGGTCTCGTATAGGGCTTGCTTCCGGGCCTCGAACCAGCCTTGCATTACTTGGTGCTTACCCTCTTTCTCGAAATCCTTGTTATAGTCAGCCAACGAGATCTTCACCTCAACCTCATAAGCGTACATGGATCTGGTTATAGCCAGATAATCGGACTCCCAGTTATAGACATACAAGTTGTTTATAATCCATCTAGGAGATACCAAGAACTGTCTGTTAAGGATATCCAATATCCCTCTTTCAGTGTATTCAGCACTTTTATTTGATTGCCGTGTTCCCATCTCCTGTCATAGGATTATTCCTTAACCCAACCGCCATTATAGCGTTCGATACCAATCTCCGTAATCCACCCATATCCTTATCATGGAACGAGAAAGTAGTTAAGTTATGTGATTCAGTAATCTTATCATAAGACTTTATCATCAACACAGCCACATACTCACCAATCATCTTCCCATTCATGATATCAAGATCGATTATGCCGTGATCTATTAGATCAACCACATCCCATCCTGATGGTAGATACGTTTTTATTTGATTAATGTCCATAGCAAATAGTATTTATAAAAAGGAGGGTCGTGCTACCCTCCTATAGATTACACACGAAAAATAGAACTGAAAGCGATCTTAAGCACGTAAGATTTTATTAATTCCCGTAGGCTGTCTACCGGTTATCATTAACTACCGACCTACGGGAATATGTTTAAGAAAACACCATGTACCCCAATCCGGAATCGAACCGAAATTTCATCGTTAGGACCGACGTGTTCTATCCATTGAACTATTAGGGCATATGTCCTTATTCTCACGAACCAGGACATCAAACGTCTAAACTTTAAAAAAACCTAATGACAAAACTCTATGCTAGTTTTTCCCCAAAAATAGCGTGGACCCGGCCGGGCTTGAACCGACAACCTTCTGGTTATGAGCCAGTTGCTCTTACCAATTGAGCTACGGATCCTAAATACACCACATCGGCTTTCACAAGAGGATGTGGATAGGAATTTCTAGAAGTTTATATAGAAACTTTATGAAACTATTGTCCAACATTCTAGCATATAGCACCAATCCTCGAACGGGAATGTCTCTACACCAGACCTACCCCATCCCGTCCCCCAACTGTTCTGTAGGACGAAGCCGGCCTTGTCCCAGCCGGTGAGGATAACGGCATGGCCTCCCAAGTTCTGTCCTTGGCCTTGCCAGAACCGATTACCATAATTATAGCAATACAGACCTATAACCAGAGGCCCATTCAGCATCAACGCTACCTTAGCTGATACCGGATCTATGATCCTAGCGTAACTGTTTATTTTCTCCCCATCTACGCCTACGTTCTTGATAGACTTGATAGCATCACGAAGAACCATCCCGTCCTGGTCCTTATCCTCTCTCAGATCATATATATCGTAAGGAGATATTTTAGCTGGTCTTTTGATATCCTTTATAGCTTTTCTCCAGTTAAGGATCTCAGCCAGGCTTACGGCTGCGCAAATAGGGGAAGAACCTTGATCTACCACGCTATCGACATTATTGATCTTATACTCATCAGGAACAGCCTCATGTTGCATATTCATGATAGCGTCCCTATCATCCGCTGGTGATGGTATGTAACCTAGTCCGTAACTCATTTTTTATCTTTTTTTATGATAGTCTATTATCTTGATATTAAACGTATCGGATCTTTGCCTAACCTGTATTGACCCTCTAGCTTTTCCCTTGGCGTCGTACAGGGCGGTGAAACCAAAGTTATCGACCCGGCCGTCATCCAGCGTAAACCTCCACTCCTTCCATTGGCCCATCACGGTTCCGGAAGATACTATGGAATCCACCACATAAGATATATCAGTAGTATCGTACTCCGTATAATAGGTTCTAGATGTACTACATCCGACAGCCGCTAAGGTAAGGATAGTTATTAATAATAACAAGATCTTATTCATCCTTTTTAGGTTTTTTACGTTTCTTAGATTTCTTCTTCTCTTCAGTTTTATTCTCGATATTTACGTCATTGCCGGCATCGGCATCAGTAATCTCAGAGGCGTTATTTTCAGGTATATCAATATGACCGGAATTAGGATCCATCTTATCCTCATCAACAACAACCTCATCAGAAACATCGTTGTCTAAAGCCTCTGGATCAATATGATTCTCCAGATACTTAATACGATCGGACATGATCTTGATCTGATCCTCAAGTTCAATGTATCTTCTTCTGGCTTCGCTTAGTAATTTGGATGATAGTTTATGTTTCTTCTCGATATCCATATAAGCCCGTTTAAGAGTCTCTTTCTCTTTCACCGACTCATTATATAGATCTCTTGATTTACTAAGCTCATTCCCCATCTTAACGATATGAGAATCCTTTGATTCTATATCCATATCAAGAGAATCCACAAGCGTATTAAGATATCTTTCTTTTTCCTCCAATTCCGTTATCTTACTACGAGCATCCTCATAATTTCTTTTTAATCTACTTGAATAGCTAATAGCTTCATCAAGATCCTGTTTTAGAGTATTTATATAACTACTCTTTACTATCTTCAATCCGAACATCCTCAACACTTTTATAAGTTCTACGAATATCGGCCTTTATCTTGCCGACTATAATTAACTCAGCTATATGCTTATCTTTCTCGACTATAGCTATATCCTTACGGACATTAGTGACTCTGATCGTAATATTCTCGTTATTAGAGAAAACGAACGGTGATCCTACCAAAGTGAGGCCTGTATCGTTGGTGAACGACGGCAGCATCATAACCATCCCGACAGTATCATCCGGGAACGAGGCCGATACACCTGTATCTATATCAAGAACATCACCTTGACCCAACGGGAAGGCATTACCCTGCTTGATAGGAATATCCTTTCCCAATGAGTTCCATGCCTTAGAGAATTTTAAAGAGTTGAGAAAAATTTTACCATCTTTCTCAACTATCACTACCATTGGATCGCAATTCATGTGAACCTGATCAAGCTTATCATCCGGTTTTTCCTCAAATTCTTCAAGATCTCTGGCTGATGTAAATGACTTACTCTCCAGAAGTTTTTTGATATCTTCAATCGTAGCCATACTATAATTTTATTATTAAATAAACGATCTTCAATCCTAACTTCAAATCAGATGTCTTTTCGAACATCTCCCTAAGAGGTAAGATAGTAGCGTCAAGATCTGACGCTACCCATTCTCCATCCTTATAATACATATTCTTTTCCTCGGAATACGCTACACAAGGTCGATGCCCTAAGTTCTTCATAACCGTATCTACCTTATTTTGGGTAGGCATCGAGACACGGTTCACTTTAGTAGATATATTAAAATTACTTTCCATTAAATTATTCATTTTCAATTAGTTAATCAAAAAGGTAGGTCACTATCGTCTCCAAAAGGAGGATATTGAGGAGGTTGTTGCTGACCTCCAAAAGAAGGCGCTTGGGCTTGCTGCGGAGCCTGCTGGTATGATGGAGGAGGCGTTTGCGATGGAGCCTGCGTAGCGTATGACGGTGGGGGCGTCTGTGCGGTTGGCGTAGCGCCCATGCTTTGGCTTCTATCCTGTTCCGATTTTTCGTTTTCAGCCTTAAACTTTTCAAGATATTGTTTAAATACTTGAAAAGCGAAAGTGTCTTGAGCCGTATAATCGAATTTCTTGTTACCCATTATATCCGTGCTCTCTACCCTATCAGGCCATCCGTTCTGTCCGTTCTTATAATATTGCTGGATAAGCTCGTCCCTTCCATCTGGAGTTTCCCTAGCGTATGAAATGAAAAAATTACCGGGAGCATATTGATCCCCTTTCTTAGCATGAGCAGGATTTATTACCACCTTACGTTTTAGGTCAATATTAGGCAAGTACCTTACCAGTGACTTCACGTAATTATTAATACCTCCTTTTTGAGTCATCAAAGGAACGTTTATGAAATAATTACCATCCTCATCACTTATCTTTATGGATACGTATTTGGCTTTTATCCCATTGAACTCCACTTCTCGCACATTGATATCAGACAAATAACCTTCGATACCGTTCCAGAATACCCTCCAATAAGAAACGGCTCCGGTCTTCTCGTTTATATGCTCCTCGAAACCTTCCTTTGGTTCTCTTGATGACTGATATAATAATCCGCTACCACTTACTTTAAAGTAATGGTTATTACCACCTGATAAATTTTCACGAACTCCCATATTATATATATTTAAATATTAAACAATAACTGATGATGACAAGAAATACTCGTTCTTATTATCCTCCCCATAAATCTTATTGAAATGAGATTTATGATCATGCTCGATAACCACCCTATTACATGAGACGCTTTTTATAATACCAAGATATCTTCCACATAATACGTTACATATAATATCTTCACCATGATAAGACAAAGAAGCAAGTCTCTCCTTACATGATTTACCGGAAGACGGGTTCTCTGACATAATACCGCATCCTTTATCGGTAAATATCAACTTGCAATGATCGAACTCATTTACCTTAAGATTGTTTTGGAGGGCTTGGACGAGTAGATCCTTATCAAAGACATAGGTACTTGTTTTGACAAAATGCTCGTCCACGAACCTCCAATTTGGATAATTACCCTCAAAATGGGTCTCATACATATCCATATCAGGCGTAGAGAAATAAGTCTTAGTATCGTCCACTTTTATAGACAACATATCCGATGACTTATTGATATGATTATCAAGCAATATCGCAGATTCGTTCGACACCGGGATAAACATCTTCTCTACCTTATCCTGATTAGGGACAAAATACCTGTAAATAGTATTTCTATCCGTACTTACTATATTAATATTAATATCATCAATATCAATGACCACATTCTCGATGCATGGATAAAAATCATCTACCTCCGTATAATCGCTGGCTTTGTTAAGAACCGAAACATAATCGCTCATCTTAACCTTAATTCCTCCATCAAGTATCTTATGTACCTGCGGGAATGTATTGATATCAAAAGCCGGACAACTATACTCACCAGAAGCGTAGTGGATCGTGATCTGATCTTTTCTATCCGAAAGCAGTATCGTAATCTCACGATTCTTCTGTTTTTTCATGAACTTAATAAAAGAGCTTGCCTCTACCAAGAAAGAGAAGTTAGAGTCAGCCTCGACCTTCAATCGTTCTATAACACATACCTTGGCATTTACGGAAGTGATATAAGCCAGATTATTGACAACATCTATCTTAAGATCCTTATAAAGGGAGTTGGAACCGGCGTTCTTAACCACCGTCTCCAGTTTACCCAACTTCTCATTTAATGATTTCGACAAGCACTTCAATACCATATAACATATTTTATTTGTTTATCATCCATAATTCATGTACAAGCTTTATAAAAATCATACTCCGAAACCGGAAATGATTCCGGAGTATGAATCCCGATTATGGGATAAATCAGGATAAAAATCCTGTTAGTACCCATCGCCAATGTTACCAAAGGTTTCATACAAGCAGCACTGTTTTGCCGAATACGCTACTCCTGTTTAACCACTTGCCTTAGAGCCTTGGGCTTGGATAAACACCCTAGGGTA